TAACCGTAAACCAAACTACAGGTAAAATGGAATGTGGTGAATTGACGAAAGCGCAATATAATAGTGCTTTAGGCTATACATTCATTTCTAAAACTACATTAAATAATGTTCTTGTAGATAAGCAAGATACTATAACAGACTTAGACGATATTAGAAATAATGCTAGTGCCGTAAGTGATAAAGTATCAAAGTCTGGCGATACTATGACTGGTGGATTAACTATTGATGCAAATAATACATTTCCACTTATGCTTAAAGGTAATATAGTTCAAGATACCTCAACTGACACTTTTCAAGATATTACTGTTTTTAATACAGGTAATAATAGAGTAGGCTTTGTTAGATTTGAAAATGATACCAGTGGCAATAATAAAGTAACGCTTACATCTATAAAACCTAATACAAATACTCCTCAAGCATCAATAGGTGTAGCATGTAATTCAAATGGAGATGAATGGCTTACTTGTTCAACTGGAGTAAAAGAAAACATAACAAGTTTTTCATTTCCATCTACAAATTATACAAACCTAACATTAGGAACTAGCGGTGCGCAATATACGGCTTCTGGAAATGGTTTTGTAGTGCTTACATTTAAAAATAGTGGAAGTTATGTTTATTTAAGAAATATGACTACATGCGGTCGTGCTGGTGGAAACTGTTATAACGGACTGGTTCAAGATATGACAATTCCTGTTAATAAAGGAGATAAATTTGCAGTATATTATGGAGCTACTGGAACTGTAGAACTGTTTAGATTTTATTATGCAAAAGGAGCTTATTAATGAAAAATTATTTTATTGAAAAAGATGATAAGATTGTATTATTTGATACAAATAAAGAAACTTTACAAAATACTCTTGAATTTATGCCAGATTATGCAGAGCTAGAAATCCAAGAAACAGAAAGAGAAATAATACAACTAGATAATGAGTTTGTGTTTGCTGATGAACATCAAGAAGAAATTGAGCGTAAAGAAAAAGATGAAAAGATTGAAGAACTTAAATTAAAGCTTGATGAATTAGACTTAAAAACAGTTAGACCTCTAAGAGCTATAAATAGCGGTACGTCAACTGATTATGACATAGAAAAACTAAACGCTATTGAATTAGAAGCAGAAGAAATAAGAAAGCAAATAAGTGAATTACAACAAGTTACTCAAAGGAGTGAATAATGAATATTACATTATACGAAAATGGTAAATTTGTTTTATTAGATAGACTAGAAGATGGTAAAACCTATTATATTCAAGCTGTATATATAGATAATGACTATCCGTTAATATTATCAGCTTCAAGAACAAAACCAAAAAGAGTAGAAGAAGGTTTTATTGGAAGTGATTTTAAAATCACTAAACAAGAAGATATAGGAATCTGGATTGCTTCGAGAGTATCTACGGTAAATATTCACATCGAAGAAATATACTAAGATTTTATTAAAACATTAAAGTAGAAGGGGCTAGAAGGCTCAAATTTAAGAGTTAGTATATGCCCCTTTATACTTTATCCTAATTAATAATAACTCTTTAAAATGGAGGTTTAAATGAGGTTATACGCAATAAAAGAATTAAATAGAGATATGTATGTGAATCAAATAGGAAAATTAGGACTATTAGATAGCACTACAGAACTATTTAGTAGTAAAGAAAAAGCTCAAAGATGTATAGATGGTATGATTAATGAATCTACTGGTATTAGAAAATCCAGATTAAAGGAAGAAATAGTTTGGAGTTTAATCGAGGAAGCTACAGGTCAACCACGATGGGAAGTAGATATAAACATGAAGGAATATTATCATTTTAGCGATTCAGTTGATTTAAAAGTTGTAGAGGTAGAATTAAATGAATTATAAAAATTTAACTCCAGCTTATCAAAAGAAGTTTAATAAAAAATTAGAAGAATTATGGTGGTCTATCGGAACGATATATTATAATGATGAATTAGAATTAGGCTGGATATTAAATTTACCTTATGATAATAGAATAAATGAGTGTTTAAGAAGATTATATGCAGAAGATAAGATTGTGTGGTATAAGGATAAAAATGATATATATACATTGGATTGGCTACCTTTTTAGCACACGTTTTTAAAAGTTATAATATATATAGTCTAAATGGAGATTAAAGATATGAACAATGATGATGTTAGAAAAAAATTTGGAAACAGTATAAGAGTATTTGATTTTATGGTTACCAAGCTTGGCTTAGCCAAGTATGAATTATTAATATATGCATATATATTTTCATATTCAATTGATGGTGGCTGCTACCGTGGTTCGCAAGCTCACCTAGCAACCAAGTTTGGTATTAAGTCCAGAAGTAGCGTACAAAGCTCATTAAATAAATTAGTTGAATCTGGATTAATAACGAAAGAGATAATAAGCATACCTCAAGGAAAGGGATGCATATATCGCTGCGATATGGAGCGATTAGAATATCTAATTTAAGGGTTACCATGTACAAAAAATGTACATACCCTTGTACAAAATTTGTACATACCCTGTACAAAAATTGTACATAATAATATAATGATAATATAATTATATAACGGATAAATACAAGATTTATCCTCCGTGATTACTTCGTAATCCCTCATACATTGTCCTTACTTCGTAAGGTATTGTACACGTTTTTTTATTCTTATAGTATATATGATATACCCAATGTACGTACGTACATGGGAAAAGATATAATATATATACAGGAATCATAATAATAATAATGTATTCCGCTGCAGCACATGCTGCTGCTAGGATGAATATACTTTTGCACGTTTTTTGGGTTGTATGATATAGATATATGTATGATATGTATGTATTATCAGTATATATGATGTTTATATATGATGATGATTAACTCCGTTTTGAATATCCCCCTATCGTGTATTAAGGTATAATCCCACTTTATCGGGGTAAAATTGGGGGAGGGGATATTGACGATATACCCCCGTATATACATAATAAATACAAAATTATATACTAAAGTATATACTATTTTATATATCAAGTGATATACAAGCGTAAATAAAGTTTAATATAATAGAATATATCGTGTAATATATAATAGATTATATACAAGTATATAAATTATAATATAATATATAATATAAAATATAATATTATACAATTGTAAATAATTGTAAAGATATAAAACAAATATGTAACTAATAAAAAAAATATGGGTTTATATATAATATAAGCAATAAGTTGAACATTTATAACTAAATACTTTTATTATTTTATTATTATTATATGTATATATAATTTTATAACATATTATAATTGGTATAAGATAATATAATGATATCTTTAGCCATTAGCGATGGATTGCGAAGGCGTAAACATATTGTTATAAAATATCAATTGTAAATAAATGTAAATAATTTTATAAAACATGTAACTAATAAATGATAAATGGGTTTATTATAAATGTGGGGGTTGAACAAATCAACCAACAAAAAGACAATAGCTATCAAACGCATAATAGAATAGCTTACATATTAACAAAACCGCTAACTAGCTTTAGCTAGGTGGGAATATAGGTGAACAATAAAAACGTGTTCAAGCAACCATATTGACGTGAACTTGGTACGTTATGTTCTTATTAAGTAACCGAAAACTAACCATAACAGGAGTCATGCGGTATATAAATTCTCGGGTGAACGTTACTATGCAGTACCTTAACGACACGGCATGTTGGTAGGGTACTTATATATATTGAGCATGGATTATATGAAACTCGCATGTATAAGACATGCTCCATCTTCTTAATATACTATGCATAATAAAAACGTGTAATAGTATATCAATTAGATGAGTTAATATATGGAGGATTTGATTATGAAACTAAACAGCACTGGAAGCTTTTGGACAAATGGAGAAGATTACTTTAGTTACAGGCAACAAATGACTTGTACCTATAATGGGTACAAACTATTTGATGGCGGTAGATGGAGTGCTACAACGGCTAAACATCAAGCTAAAATAAGATGTATGTACAAATATGATATAGTATTATATCATGCTGATTTCAATAGGGGTGCAGTGTGGAGCTTAAAGAATGAAATTAGCAATATAGATTATCAATTACTATCTTTAAGTGATAAACGCAACACGAAGAAAAAACTTGAAACAATTAAAAACTTGAACGAACGTAAAGCACAATTAGTTAAAGTAATGGAAGGATAAGAATAATGGGAACACTTAATATTTACATTGGAACAAATGATAAGGATAGTAAGCAACGTGAGTTATCACTTGAAACAATAAAAGACATAATTAAAAATAAGATTAGTATGCATTTTGACAGTTTTTCTTTAGAACTTATAACTGGAGTATATAAAAACATGGAAGAACTCACATATAAGGTAAGTATAATGGAAGATAAAGTAGATAAGACAGCTAATGCGGATATTATAACTGATATAATAGATACATTAAAGTTCGCACTCAATCAAGAATGTATAATGATAGAATGTGTACCTAATACTATAATAGCATTTAGATAATTTCATATAATCCTCTCAATTACTGTTCACTGGAGCTAGTGTATTATTATACTAGCTCTTTTCTTTAATTGATAGGATTGATTGTAACATTATAATTATGGAGGATTAACAAATGACTATTACAAATGAACAATTTAAAGAACTAAGTAACTATGACAAACTATTAACAACGGCTAGAATGTTTGCTCCAAGTCAAGGGTATTATGGTAGATTATTAGCTAACTTGCAGGAGCTTGATGAAGATAGTATACTTGATTTAGATGAGATAGAAGAATTAACAAATGCTAGTAATACATTAGATGTAGTAATGTTCTTGGAGGGTTAATATGATGAGTGAATATTTGTTAGAAGAAAAACCTACAACTCCTCCAGTTGAAGCTTATGATTATAGCTTATTGAAGATGAATAATAAAGGAGCTTGTCTATTACAATTAGCAAGCTATGAATTGTTTGATAAAGTTATGAAGATAATAAATGAGTTACAGGGAACTATAACTCAAGAGTATTACATAAGTAAGTACAATGCCTATGTTAAGTATGATTATAGACCATTTAGTATAGCTGGATTTAAAATAGAATTATACATCGACTTTAGTAGTGATAATTACGTAGAATATTTTGACTACTTATTAGATAAAACATTTGCTAAGGTACTTAACTTAGAGATAACATTAGAGTCTATATTAGAGGAGGATAATAACTAATGGATATTGTTAATATAAATGGTTACAAGCTAAGGAAATATAATCAAGTAAACGGTTATGTAAATTATAGATTTCAAAATCTAAACTATGAACAAGTTAATGATATATACTTAGAACTATGCAATAAGTATGATACAATAAATAGATTTTATCATGAAAGTATACTTAATGACAAAGTACAGGGATATTTCATGTGTAAATAAAAGGAGTAATAACAATGAGTGAATTAAAAGAATATTTAACTAATCTATCTAATGATAGAAACATTATGTTATGTGAATATCTATTTGCAGTTGAATTAAATAAAATAATAGATGATGATACTATTGACGTTGAAGAATACACAAAATTTATTAGAGATACAATAGATACATCTCAAAAGGAACATACATTAGATATTATGGAGCAGCATATAAACAATACAAATGCTTTCGTAATAGAACAATTAACAGGAGAATAAACAATGGAAACATTTACTTATGATAACAATGAAGATATAAGAAAGTTTGTAGATAAATACAAACTAGATGTGAATGACTTTAAGAATATATATGTAAATTGTAGATACTATGAAACTAGAAATAGCTGGGGTCACAAAGGAGAATTAAGAAGTAATACGTTAGGTAATGAGATTACTTATAAGATAAGATACTACAATAGAACATGGGAGTCTTACACTTATCGAACATTACTAATGAGTTTATTAGATAGATATGCTACGGCATTAACTGGTATTGATTATGGAAGTGTTAGCTTATTCGATGAACAAGAGATGAATGATTTTAAAACTATGAGCCTTAAAGAATTTCAAGAGCATCACCCATATTACAAAGGTAAAACATTAAGAGAAACTAAGAAACATTATCGAAGAATAGGAGAATTATAATAATGGAAGCAAGTAAAGTATTAACAGTTGAATGTGATAGTGAAATATTTTTTAATGAAACTGATATACTAAAGGGTTGTATTCATCTTGATTATGATGATTTAGAATACGATTATCCTAGTATATTTAATGAATTAAAAAGAACTAACCCTTATGAGTTAGAACAATTAAAGAATAAAGAAGTAGATTATCTTGCAGTGTATTCAAGTTATTGTTAGGAGGAAATAAAATGAGTGATAAAACTTTATTTGAAATGTTAGATATTCTCTATAAAGAATTAGATAAAGAGTTTTATGATTGCTTAACTGATTACCAAAAAGGAATGAAAGATGTGTTAAATCTATTAGATACTAGTATGAGCGGTAACGATAAAGATGATATGTTTGAGTATATGTTATCAGCTAGTGAAACTATTGAAACAGAATACTATTATCAAATAGATTTTATAGATGAGAATGGTCTTGCTAATTATATAAAAACGTTTGATGAAGATACTGATAAACAAATAATGCTAGACCAATTAAATATATTAAACTACGCATTAAGGTCAATAGGAAAAATAGATAAAGTCCATTATGTATTAGATAAATATGAGTATAAAATATCTAAAAATACTGGCATGCCGATAGATGATACCGATGAAATAGTTATTAAAGATATACAAAAGATGGAGGATTTCAGCAAAGATGAGTAACATATTATTATTAATGAAGATTATAGATTATCAAATAGATAATCAAATTTCAGATAGTGATTTACTTGCGGAGTTCTTAGCAAGTTCTAATAACGATACATTAAAGGAGGTACTTAAAAACCTATCCGATGAATATGGAGAAAAAGAGTAATAGATGTTAGAAATAATAACAATATGTATATCTATATTTGCAGTTCATACTATATGTGCTGCATTATATGGTGAGTATTAAAGGAGTTTATTAAATGAATGTAATAACAAATAAATTTAGTTTTGGTTCTATGAATGTACTTAATCCTAATAAGGTAATACTTATTATATTACATCATAGAGGAGGAACTGGAGATGTTGATAGTATTCATAATCAACATAAGAAACAAGGCTGGGCTGGTATAGGCTATCATTATTACGTAAGAAAAGATGGTACAGTATATCAAGGGCGACCAATTAAATATGTTGGTAGTCACTGTAAAGGAAATAACTCGTGTTCAATTGGAGTTTGTTTTGAAGGAAACTTTAAGACTGAAAAGATTACCGATGAACAAATTAAAGCTGGTAAAGAATTAGTAAAGCATATTAAGAAGATGTACCCTAAAATTAAAAAGGTTCTTAATCATAAAGACTTATATCCTACAGCTTGCCCTGTAATAGATTTAAAGAATATAATAGGAGGAGTATAAACAAATGTTAGAAACTGAAACTAATAAACAAACTAGACGTAAAGTAATTCCAGATACAATGATTACAAGCGCAATATACGAGAAGCTTATGTATAAGGTATGTGCTACTTTAGAAGATAAGGAGATTACTCAACATAATATAATGGATATTCTAATTCCATTAAAAATATCTAATGCAACTATAGCACGAGTAGTTAATGATTTAATTCCTACAGCAAGAGCAACGGCTGGTTCTATAGCTAGTCAGATTAAAGCTAGAAATAGTAGTAATGATATGATAAATGAATTACTTAAAAACTTGGAGATATAGTTATGAATAAGTATGATATATGCAAAGGTTGTTCTAACTTAATGAGTGGTAATCTTGGTGGAGTTCATTATAAATGCTGCGGAGGTAACGTAGATAATCCAAGTAAATGCGTTTTAAGAAGGAGTAATACTAATGACATCAATGGAAATAATGAATTTAGAAGAATTAAAAATCCTAATCAATAAGAATGATGTAGGGATTTTATTTTGCTTTGGTGCTAGTTGGATTAGTAAAGCTATTCAAGCTAAGACTCGACTGAATAAAAAAGAAAAAGTACCAAGTCATGTAGCTATTATCTATAAAAACTTTTTATATGAAAGCACAAGTCAACCAGCTAAACTAGGAAATAAAACAATACCTTCTGGAGTTAGAAGATATTTATTAAAAGATTTCTTTAGATTGGAAAAAGAAAAAGATACTAAGTATGCTTTCTATCCGTGCGAAGTAGACACTAATGAATTAGAAAAATATATACACTATCCTTATGGTATAGATAGTATAGTAGATTTTTTAATTAAAGATGAGAGTAACGGAGTTAGTCGAGGACTAATATGTTCTCAGTATGGAAACAAAGTTACTAAGATAATGGATATGGATTGTCCTAGTCCAGCGGTATTATATAGATTTTGTAACAATAAGGAGGAACTTGATGATATACTACAAGACTAAATTTAATCCTAAGACTAATGTGTTTAAGGTTATTGATATTGTTGGAGAGAAACCTTTAAAAGATGATGATTATATTTATTTAACTCAAGATGAAATAATCAAAATTAAATCTAAACTCGTAAATAAAGATGCAGTATCTCCAGATATATCTGAGTTTTAAGTTTGGACACTAGCGTTTTAAAATACGCTTCCCTCGATTTTTTATAAAAATTTAATGTAAAGTTTTGTATCAAAAAGGGAAAGACCCCCTTGTAATAGATTTTAATTTGGTAAATAATAATAATATGAAAGGAGATTTTATTATGGCTATATGCACACAATGTGGTAAGGAATTTGAAGCTAGAGGTGATTGGCAAAAGGTATGTATAGATTGTTATAAAGCTGGAGCTTCATCTAAACCTAAAGCATCAGCAAGTAAAGTTACCGCTGGTTCTGGTAAGTCAGCATCTACTACAGGTAAGAAAAATGTAAGCGCAGAATTATTTGTTCAAGCGTATGATGAATTGATTGCTGCTTTTGAAGGTAGAGTAGATGAAGTTAAAGATTATTTAGGTGGTTGGGTAAGTACAATAGTAATCAATCGTTCTAAATAAAAAAATAGTTTGGCTATTAGTTTGAGGTTATAAATAAAATCAAAAAGGATAACACTTATGTTTAAAGAAAATGAAAATTATAAAGTTGATAATTTATTAATACCTTTTATTTTAAAAACTAACTATAAAGCAATAAATGAGATGGAGAATATATCAGATGGATATAGAAAAAAAATTAGAGGAAATAGAAAACGAAATAAAAACGACTCAAGTTTTAATCCGTACTAATAATTTATTACTATCTCGTTTTATTTTACAATTATCTCAAGTGCGAAAAGAACTATGTTTACCTAAAAGAAATGTATTTTTTAAATTTGAATTGCTAGAAGATGATTATAAAGAATTAATAAATGAATACGGTAAGATTGAAGTTGATAAAGCTTTATATCGTTTAGATAGATTATTGTTGAAGAATAAGCAACAATGTCCTCATAATATAAAAAAATACATAGCAAGAAAATTAAAGAGGTCGAGTAAAAATAATGAACAAGGTGATGAAAAATGATAATACATTTAATACTAATCTTAAATATCTTAGCCGCTGTCATTATTACGGCAAATTATTGGACTATGAATTTGTATCAGATGCTATGGTATTGGTATTTAGTAGCTACGTTGCAAGTTCTTATTTTGGTGGTACTGTTCCTATTAGAATCTATGTGCCTACTGAATTAGAAACTCAATTACAGCAAAATTTAATTATAGGTGAAAATTATTATATAATTGCAGTACCTTATAGAATACAGTTTAAAAAACAGTATAGACATAGAGTAGATTTATTGATATCGATTACAGCGGAGGTAATTTAATGGCAGCTAAGAATAAGCACGGAAACGATATTTATGATTTACTTATAGATTTAATATTTAATCTATCTCCACTTCAAGCGGAGAAACTTTATACTGAATTATTACCTAGATATAGTAAAAGAGCAAAAACTCATTTATATAATAAAGATGGTGAAGAAGATAGTGAAGGTAAAGTAAGGTTATTACCTTATCAATATAAAGCAATAAGAACTAAATATGGAGATAGTTTTGTTAAGATTGCATTTAGAGAATTAACAAACTATATAATTTGGCTAGAAAAAAATCAAGATATTTCATCTAAATATAAATCTAAATTAAAAGAATACAATAGTAAAACTCACGCTAATCTTTTACAAGAAGATGGCTGGGTTTATGAAAAATGTAAACAATATATTTGTACTGAAAGACCAAAAGTATCTATTAATCCTTATACAATTGAAGATTTTGCAACGGCAAAAGAATATATTAAAAGCATACCAAAAGAGATTAGAGATAATGCAATTGACGTACAAATGTTATTATTAAAATTTCCAGAATTAAAGGAGATAGAACCAGATTAGGAGTTCAATTTCAGAATGAGTAAAGACAATCAGATAAATAATGACAACTATATAAATAGACGTATTTATAAGCCAGTACCATTATTGGATGGCATAGAGGAAATTCGTCAAGATTTTGAAGAGCGTATTGCTCAAGGTGATACCACCTATGGAATTGAGATATTTGATGATTGTGTAGAAACTATCCGTAACGGTTCAGTCACATTTATTATAGCAGCTCCGAATGTGGGAAAATCTTTGTGGGGTCTAACAATTGCCACTAATTTAGCTAAACAAAATAAGAGAGTTCTTATTTGCTCTTGTGAAATGGGAGCTGGTTTACTAATGGAACGGCAATTGAAAAACCTCACTGGTATATCAACTGGAGAATTAAGACAGTTATATACTAACCACCGAGATAATGCTAATATGATTATGGATAGCGTTATTGAAGGTAAGCAATATGAATATCTAAAGAAAATAGATATATGCGAAACTGGTGGAGCAACGGTTGAAGATTTAATTACAATGTTTGATTGCTTCCCAGAATTTGAATACATTATCGTAGATTATATTCAAAGAGTAAGAGGTACGGGTACTGAATATGAAAACATTACAAATGCAGCTAGAGAATTACAGACGTACGCTAGAAGAACAGGTCGCAAATTCATTATATGTTCTCAAGCGTCAAGAGCATCAAATGATGCTGGCAAGTTTGGAAGCTCAATTGATACTGGAAGAATACGTGGTAAAGGTTCTGGAAGTATTGAGGAAGATGCTGATGTTGGACTTACTCTTATGGAACTTGAGGAAGGTGGTAGTCGAAAAATTCTTGCTACCTTATTTAAAAATCGTTACGGCAATAGAAAAAACATTACGTATAAATACAGGTTAGATTCAAGATTATGTTTGATATTAGAAGATAAAAATTATATACCAGAAAGGAGTAAGGAAAAATAATGTTATTTGATAAACTCCCTAAAAGGTTAACATTAACAATAATGCTAATTAAAGCATTAGATTTAAAAAATGGAATGAAATTAATACAGGATATTATGTATTTATGGAGAGAGTTCTTTATTAAAGTTAATATAGAGCCTATAATAAAAGAATATGTAGTATCATTCTATTATAAAGATAATCAATTAATACAATTTAGAACAAATGATTTAAAAGAAGTATTAGAAGTAAGTAAGAAAATAAAGGAGTCAAGAGTTGACTAGAAAATATAAAATCGAATTTAATCAAAAATTTAAAGATGATAATTTATCAGTACCAGATATATTTGATAAACCAGAAGCAGCATATAAATTTATAGATGATTGGAATTTATACAAATATGAACCGAAGATTGTTGGTATAGACGACACTATCGAATACGAAAAGGTGATAAAGAACTTCAAAGGAGAACCAGCAAAATATCCTCCATTACCATCTAAGGAGCAAATAGCTGAATATGAAAAGAGAAAATTTAAAGAATCAGAAAAAACTCAAGAATACGATTTAACAGATGATGGCAAAGGTAAAAAATATGATAACGGAAAATCTATGGTTGGAACTTTATGTAACGTATTTCCGAGAGCTTTACTTGGAGTTGGAACGTGTATCGAATTTGGTACTAGAAAATATCCAAAACCAGATAACTGGAAATTAGTCGATGGAGCTTTTAAGAGATACCAAGATAGTTTAATGCGACATTATTTAAAGTTTTTAGCTGGAGAAATAAGAGATAGCGAAACTAATTTACTACACTTAGCACACATGGCTTGGAATACATTAGCTATATTAGAATTATACTTGATGGAACATTCAGAAGAATTTGATAAGGAGATATTTAAGTAATGAATTACGACAAGTTTGTTAAAGAATATGGAAAATTAATCGAAAGTATAGCTGTAAGATATTATAATAGTTATAATAAAATATATTTAGATAGAGAAGATTTTATTCAAGAAGCTTATTTAAAATCCTTTGAATGTGCAAAACGCAAAACTAATAAATCTAAAATGAGTACGTATTTAGTACATACTTTAAATGGTGAAATGTTATCTTTAATGAATAAGAATATAAGTCAATTTCATATTCCTAAAAACTTAACATACTTAGCTAAAGTTTATAATAAACTTGAAAATGATTTAGGTAGAAAACCTACAGAAAATGAATTTATTGAAAGATACGAAAATAAATTAATGGGTAATTCTTTTAAGAATATCGAATTAGCAGCTAGTAGAATGAAAAGGTTGCCAGATATATATGATACAATGTTAGATGTATCTAGTAATTCTAATATGGATTCAATATTAGATAAGAGCTTTAATAATAATAGAGTTAAGAAAATACTTGACTTTTATGTAGGTAGAGATAAAGATATATTAACTGATTACTTTTATCAATTAGAAACTACAGGTAAATTTAACGGTAGTGATACCGCAAGGAAAATGGGTATAGTTCAACAATATGTCAATGAAAGAATAAGGGTTTTAAAACCTAGAATACAAATGAGATTAAAAGAATTTTATAAGGAGATTGATTAATATGTCAGAAGAAAAAGAAAAAGAGATTTTAGAAGTAGGCACTATTACTTTTAGCTTTCCTATAACTAGAGATGAAGCTGATGCGGTATTAAATAAACCAAAATCAACATTAGCTAAAAAGCTAAGAAGGTATATGATGGCTATATTAAAAGCTGGTGCTACTAAAATGTTAGAAACTAAACAAGAAGAAGAAGTAAAGAATTGTAAACTTGATATAGAATAAGTCTTGATATTTTGTTTACAATAGTAAATAATATTATTAAGGAGGTATAACCTATGCGTAAAGTTTATGTTTTAGCTTATGAAGATTATGAAGATATATGGTTAGAAGATAAAGAAGGAAATACTTTGATATTTGATAACTATGAACAAATACACGAATACTTAAATACTCACCAAGATTTAGTATCTGATGATTTATTAGCACTAGAAACTTATGAGGTTGAATAATGGCTAACAAATTTGCACTATTAGATTACGATGGATATGTTTGTAAAGCATACTATGCAGCTATAGCAAGAGAACTTTACGATATTGAAGATGCTGAAAAGATTATGTTAGATTTAGAAAATGTAGCAATAGATAAAGCAAAAGCATTTTTTAATCAAGACGTAGAAGTTGGTAGATTTATGTCGGGGCATACATTTAAAAAAGATATTTACCCCAGCTATAAAATCGGAAGAAAAAAAGATGAATACCTTGGTGCATTTAGAGATTATGTAAAAGAAAAATATATGCATAAAATTATCTGGGATAATTGCTTAGAAGCAGATGATTTAATAACATTAGCTTATGAATCAAAAGGTAGAGAAAAGAATTGTATTGTATTTTCAGACGATAAAGATTTAAGATATTATAACGAACAATATTGTAAAATAAATACAACGGAAGAAATTAATTTTTTTGATGACTTAGGTGCAAAGTACGAACAAATGCTTTACGGAGATAAAGAAGATGATATAAATGGCATACCTAAAGTTGGAGAAAAAACAGCTAAGAAATTATTACAAGAGTATGGTTACAGTTTTAAATCAGTAATAGAAATATATCGAGATAAAGGAGTAGATATAGATGAGTGCATGAAACAAATACTTTTAATTAGTCCTATATCTTATGATTATGTTTCAAGAAATAATAAAAATACTTACGATATGATAATAGAACAAGTACAATACTTTAATAAAATTATAAAGGAGATTTACGCAAATGGCAAGAAAAACTAAAGAAGAAATTATTTACGGTTCTATTGAAGAACAAGTAGATAAGCCTAAAGCAAGGGATGCAAAAGACTACGATACAATGTTATTAGCTTATATAGAAAAGGAGTTTAGCGTTAATGATAAGAAATAAAAAAATTAAAGATGTAGAATTAGTTTTAGATAGAGGTTCTATATTTGTTGCATCGGATATACATTTTCCTTTTCAAGATGATAACGCAGTAGATTGTTTTGTAAGAGAATGTGAACAAGAAAGTCCAGATGTGATTGTGCTAAATGGTGACTTAATGGATTTCTATAAGTTATCAAGATTCTCTAAAGACCCTAAAGGTCGTGACCCAGAAGAAGAAATAGATATGTGTAGGGATTTCTTATCTACACTTAGAAATGCTGTACCAGATGCAAAAATATATTATACAATTGGTAATCACGAAACTAGACTTACTAAATATGTTTTAGATAATGCCCCTTATATATCTGGCTTAATTGAAAACGTATTTGATTTATTAAAGATAGATGAGTTTGGAGTAGTTGGTTGCAGTTCTTTGCTACTAAACGATAAGTTTATATTTAAACACGGAACTAGACTTGGTAATAAATCTGGTCTATCTGCAATTAAAGAACTTGAAGCTCATTATTTATCTGGAGCTTCTGGACATACTCATAGACTAGCAAAATATACTACAAGAAAATCTGGTAAAAGATTTGTATGGTTTGAAACTGGATGTCTATGTACTTTAGACCCAGAATATATGAGTCAACCAGATTGGCAACAAGGATTTGCTAAAATATTTATTGAAAATAAAAAAGTAAAATCATCTTATATCGTAGAGATAGAAAACGGAGAAATTGTATAATGACAGATATAAAAATGATTAATGAACAAATAAGATATTTACAAAAAATATTACAATCGGAAGATTTAACAGATATGGAAAGAATATCTTATACTGATACGTTAACATTTTTATTAGACACTAGAGCATTATTAAATTTACAAAATTGTAAAGGTAAAGAACCTAAAGAAATGGAGAATTAAGTTATGATTTACTTTATTAATGAAACTATAAAAGATATAACAAAAACAATTAAAATATGTAATAATGCCAATGAAGTAGTAATAGCTTTAAATGATAAGAACTTTTTAAAGAAAATTAAAGGCAGAATAACCGTTGACAAGGAAGTGATTTAGATGGCATCAATTGATAATATAGAAGTAACTAGGGAAATGATGGAAGCATTAGCTATAGCTTACTTATATAGAGAAGATGCAAGTAATGCTATAAGAATCGCCTACCCTAATAAACTAACAGCTATGGAATTAAAGATGTTAGAAAATAAAATTAAAAAACATCCAGATTTTAAAGCGGTTCAAGAAGATGTAAAACAGTTAGAATCATTAAGTCTTACCGAAGATAACTTAGATACTATAATGCTTCAATATAATAAGATATTACAAAAGGCATTATACGAAAAGAAATACGAAGTAGCGGCTAGAATACTTGCAGAAATAAGAAAAATAAAAGCTATAGAAAATGAACAAATGAAATTTGAAGTAGTAATAAAACTAGAAAAGGATAACGATTAATGTATCTATACCCATACAAAATATTTACAATCTCTAAAAATAAAAGATTATTACATCCAGATAATACTAGTAGAACTATAGGTATATACGATGCTAAGAGAATGAACTTTTATGATGCAGCTTATGAAGCTGATAAGATAGATGCAAAAGTATCTATACTATTAGGAGAAGTTGCTAACGGTATTAAGTTAATGTGTCTTGATTTAGATGATTGTTTTAATAAAGAAACTAGTGAATTAGATAAAGATACTACGGAATTTTTAAAAGAATTTGATAAATCGGAATGGGAAGTATCAAGTTCTGGAACTGGAATACACATATATATACTAACAAAGTTAGACTTAAATACTTTTATTGTAAAAGATATAGAAGGTTGCAAGTCTTTTGAATGTTATACAAATAAAAGACATATCGTTACTACTACTTTTGATTTTGAAGGAACTAATTTAACAGTAGGAAAACACGATACATTTATAACTGATATGTATGATATAGTAGAAGCATTAAGAAAAGAAAGAGAACCTAATAGATTAGTTGAAGATGTAAAACTTGTGTTCAAGGGAAAAGAAATTAAAAGTGAAAAGGAAGCTTTATTTGGTAGAACTCCTGTAACTGATATGCATACATTACGTGGATGTGGATATAAAGATGCTAACCTTATTAGTATAATAGACGAATGTCCAGATGCAGTAGACCAATCAGCTCATGATGCGAAGTTAATAAGGAAATTAATGTATTATACTTTAAGCTTTAATGATGCTTGGGAAATGGCTAAGAAAACAAATTATTATAAAGCTAAAGACGAAAAGCATAAAAAGAAATTTGATAATGAAACTTATAAAGAACGTACTCGTAGATTAATAATGAATGGGAGAACTATAATATAATGAGTTTAATTTATTTAGTAGAACATGGCAGACGTAAATATATAGTAGATGAGAATAGCTTGGATGAGATTCTAAGTGAATGTAAATCTCAATTTGGTAGTTCAGAACCTATCGTTAGAAAATTAAAAGACTTAGATATTCAAGGATGGGAGGAACTATAATTGGCTTTTGAAATTAATTGTAATATGTGTAAATCTTTTGCTAAACAGTTCTTTACAGATGTTAAAATATCTTATACTGTAAAGGATTATGTAATAACGCATTTATTATCTTGTGTTGATTGCGTTAATGAATATAGAAAAGTAGCTAAAGAATTAGGTATTAAATTTAATTTAAGAGATACCGCATTAGATTTTGCTTTACAAAATAAACATAAAAAACATTGTAAAACCTATGACACATTGATAGATTTTGGTTTTGAAAAAGATATAGAATCAAGAGCTAATAAGTTTACGTCTTGGGCTGAAATATTTGATTTACCAAAATTATTAACTATAAAATCCTTTAAAGATTTTTCAGAAGAAAAGATGGAATTTAAAGTTGATTCTATGGATGAAGATGCTAAAGCAGCTGTAGAATGGGCTTGCTGGTATGCAGAAAAACTTTGTAAGAATTTAGATATGTTAGAAAGATGCTTATGTTTAAATATTGAAAATGAAAAGGAAAAGAATGATGAATAAAGATAATAAATATAAACAATGCATTGACGAGATTGAGGAAATTATGAAAGAAGATTGTAAATTTGCTTTTGATGAACAAAGTAATATGTGTGAAAAAATAAACTGTGGAGCTATTTTTTGTAAATTGATACAACAAAAAATCAAAGAGGTAAAAGAAAATGACAACTAATTTAGAACGTATACGACAAATGAACTCTGATGAGTTGGCTCAATGGTTGTTTTTCCAAAATAACTGTTGTTGCGATTTTTGTATAATTAGTTTTATGGAAGATTGTAATATAAACTGTACAGATGGTATCAAACAATGGCTAGAAAAAGAAGTGGAGGAATAATGAGAAACCTTAATATGTATTCACAAGTTTATTGCGATATTGATAACACTTTAATATACGGCTGGTACACTAAGTTGATGGAAATAACTTGGGCTTTATTTCATAATAATACATTTAGTGATATGTTAATGCACATACAAACTAGATTTAAATTTTATAAAGTTAACCAGAAGTTATTATATATGTTAAAACAATATAAAGGTATAGTAACTTTCTTAACAGCAAGGAAAGAATGTATCGCTACGGAACAAATGTTATATGATATAATGGGTAACGATGTTAGATTTGCGGTATTAGCTTTAAGAACCGATAATCCAGATGTTGATAAAATTAATCATATAATACTAGAAGATGAAAAAGGTGAGGAAAGAGTTTGTATATTTGACGACAATAATAATGTTAGATTAACCGCTAGGTTATGTGATATAGATGCATTTGACCCTACTGTAATGTTTGAAAAGGAGGTAGAATAAAATGGATTTATTAATATTTATTACCAGTATGATGATATGTTATGGAATGATAAGATGGCACAAATAAAAAAGACTGAATATACTTTATTAAAGAAACAATGGGAATTTCTATTTGGAATACCAGAAGAAAAATTAAATAATCCTAATAGAATCTATAATGATATATGTTGCTATTACGGAGGTATGGGAGCTGGGAAAACTTTTAGTGGAAGTTTAAAAGGTATTACTTACGCTTTAAGCTGGGCTGGATGCCGTGGTTTAGTTGGTGCTAAATCTCAAGACCTATTAGATAATACTACTAAAAGAAAGTATGTAGAACATCTTGAAAATATAGGATTAAAAGAAGGTACTCATTATTGGTTTACCGATAGAGGACAGACTTTAAATTTTATAAATGGTTCAACTATACGTTTTAAAACGTTATCTGATTGGCAACAATTTATGTCAGAAGAATTTACCTTTATAGAATTTGAGGAAGCTTCCTTTCTTGATGAGATAGTATTTATTAAATTACTTACTCGTTTACGTCAAGCTAAGAAAGCGGAATGGAATGGTTATTATAGAAGCTTATTTATGCATACCAACCCTCAAGGTAAAAGAGGTTGGATAAATAAGTTCTTTATAAATCCTAAAACCAAAAAAGAAAGTTATAGATTTATTAGATGTTCAACCAGAGAAAATCATCACTTAGGAGATGAATATGTTGATATGTTAGAGGAAGCATACTCGGCTGAACAAGTACAGGAAATGATTGAAGGTATGGATGTAGATTATGATAATACAATTGCCTTCCCTAATTTTACTACTGATAACATAAAAGATAATTTGGGATATGACCCTAACTATCCGTTAATACTAACTTGTGACTTTAACTATAACCCTATGTGTTGGTATTTAGTTCAAGAAAGAAGTGGAACTTGGTATATATTAAGAGAATTAATTTATAATAACGTAACGACTAAGCAGATGTGTGATATGATTCAACCTATAGTAGCAGAATTTAAAACTAAAAAATTACTTATAATGGGTGATGCACACGGAAAAGATAAAAAGACTAACGGTACTGATTACGGAGTTATGCTATCTCATTTCTCAGAACGTGGATATGATTGTACTTTGAGAGTACAAAAGAATAACCCATTTATTAAAGATAGACTTGCCGTATTAAGAGGTTTAATAAAAAATGCAAAAGGTGATATTAAGTTATACGTTGATTCAACTTGTAAATGGTTAATATATAATTTTGAAGAATGTAAAAACCAATTATCAAATGGTGGATTAAAATTACCTACCGATGCAGAAATTCAAAATGATGATAATAAGAGATACTTGATTCACCCTATAGATGCTATAAGTTATCCAATGCATTTCTTATCAAGCCTAAGAGCGATAGCTGGTGAGCAAGAAACTTTGTAACAAAATGTAAATATTTTAATTTATATATTGAAATATTTTATATTATAGTAAATAATATTTGTATAACATATTTAACTTGGAGGTTAAAATAATATGTCACAAGTAGATGAAAAAGTAACTACTAAAGAAGAATGGTATGACTTAAACAAATATGCGGAAGAAATACAGCAATTTGTTACTAAGAAAAAACTTGATTTAGATGTAATATCTCAAATGGAAAAAGATTATAATTATTTATATTCTGTAATCTTTGCTGGAGGTACTGAATCTAAAACTCAACGTTTTCCACACGCAACTGAAATGTTTAAGGTTTACAAATCTTCTATTATTGAAAGTTCACTTGGTGGCTATTCAGCTTTATTAGAAGTTACAGGAGAAGATGCTCAAGGAGTATTAAAAGCTCCAGAAGTAAAAAAAGTAATGACTCAACAATTTAAAGGAATGGCTTTACTAGAAAAACTTTCTGGAGATACTTTAGACGATTGGATTTTAAAAGGTGAAGCTGTAAGTTACATTAAATTAAAAGAGAAGAAAGAGGAGTATCGAGTTAAGGAAAAAATCTCGGATGCTACTACTGGTGAAGAATTAATCCAACTTACAGTAAAACAAGGAGTAACTACAAGACAATTAGAAATTGAAAGAATAGACCCTTTAGATTTCTTCGTAGATGCACTTGATTACGAACGTGACCCAATTGGCTGTACTAAAATCATTAGAAGTTATATAGATGCTAAAACTCTATTAACATCCGATGCATACCCCCTACTATCTAAAGAAGATAAAGAAAATATAATATGCGGAGCTACAAAAAATGGAGCTGGAATTTATCCTATTTATGATTATGGCGCAGTAAGACAAAATCCTAATTACAATCAAACTGATAAAAATAGAATAGAAGTATTAACATTTAATGGAGATTATATTACATCTGATAATAAGGTATTATCAAATATAAAAGCTGTAGTAATAAATAATGTAATAGCATCTGTTAAATATAATGCTTCAAGTGTTAATAGAATTATTTATGCTCCATATAAAGTGGATAGATTAACTCATAGGTCGATTAGCCCATTATCTTGCACAAGACCTGTTAATAATTTAATTAACAAAGTTTGTGATATGTTTATTAAAAACTTAGAAGATGTGTGCGTACCTTGGGTTATCTGGCAAAAAGGTTCTATGAACGCTCAACAAATAAGAGATGCTAGAACTAAAAAAGAATTAGAGTATAATAATATTGGTGAAAAACCAGAATTTTATGCTCCCCCAGAAGCTACTCCTAATGGATTAAATTTAATGAAATTGGTATTAGATGAAAATAAAAATGTTCTAGGTTTAAATACATATATGGCTGGTGACTCATCTGGTGCTGTTAGAACGGCAGAAGAATCATCAATCTTATTCCAAAAAGCAAATGCTAGAATGAGAGTTGAAACTGATGTATTTAGTTATAGATATATGTTAAATTTATTTGATGCATTTTATGCATTTAATAGAGAACTTGCATTAGGTTATGAACAAGCATTAGACCCTATATATGCAGACCCAGAATTAAAAGTAAATATTTCAACTAATGCTTCTAAAGCAGATAGAGAAGGTGAATTAAATAGATTAATGCAAATGTTGCAATTACCTATCGCACAAATGATATTCTCTAATCTAGCTCCAGACCAAGTAGTATTAGCTGTAAGATATTTAATGGCTAAAGCTCAATTAACTGATGCTGATAATTTATTAGAATTAATTGACGAAAATGGAAATACGCAAGTACCAACTATGAACGCAGACGGAGAACCGATTAACCCCCCTCCTATGCAAAATGGTATGAATAATAATATGATGTAATATGAATTAAAAGGAGATAGTTAAATGTCAGATGAAATTAAAAAGGATGAAGAATTAGAATTAAATCAAGAACAAGTTGTAGAAGAACCTATAGGTGGAGAAGTTACAGATGAACAAGCTCCAGAAAATCCTGTAGGTGAAACCGATAAGACTGATGAAGTATTAGAAGGTGCGGACAATGGGGAGAAAACTGATGATACTCAAGAAGAAAAAGTAGAGGGTGAAGTAGTTGAAGAAACTCCTGTAGAAGAAGATGTACCGTCAGAAGAAGTGCCTACTGATACTCCAGTTGAAGCGGTTGATGAGGAACACGCTAAGATGAAAGCTGAAATAGAAGAAATGCGACACGAAAAAGAAATGCGTGAATCTATTGATAACTTTCATAAAATTGAAGAAGATTTAATTAGAGAAGCTGATGAAGCTCGTGCAGCTATGGAACAAGCATTACAAGCAGCGGCTCAAAAGTTCGATATTCCTACTGATTGTTCATTAGAAGAATTAGCAGCTAAAGACCCTAAGAAAGCTCAATTAGCTCAAGAACTATTACAAAAATCTCAAGCGGTATTACAACAAAAGGCTTATGAATTAACCCAAAAGAGAGAACAAGAAGCAGCTAAGATTGTATTTAAAAAAGCTGAAAAATTATTTAAAGCTTATGAATTAGATACAGAACAAGCAGAAGCTGCGGCTCAAACATTTATTACTATTATTTCAAATACTGGGGTAAATGATTTAGATGAAGATTTAAAAGCTAAAGTTAAGTTATCTGTAGCCCAAGCTATGATGGATAAACCTAAAGCTATTGTTGATGTACCCCCTGTAGTAGAAGCGGACACTATCGTTTCAAATGAACCTTCCGAAAAAATTGAAGAAGAACCAGATGTGCAAAAGGAAGAAAAAATCGTTGTTACCCCCCAACCCGCTATTGATGAGTTGATGGAGTCAGCAACTGAAAATTTAAACTCAGCTCATGTAGATTCTATTACGGAAGATAATGTTCTTGAAAGATTAAATAGCACTCCGTTTAGAGAAAGAACAGCATTTTATGCAGAAAATAAAGAACTAATAGAAAGAGCTTTAAGAAATAAAAGAGGTTAATATTTATGCTAAATAAAATAAAAAGTATCTTTAGAGTATCACACAAGGTTGTTAAATGTGAAATTGAAGAAATTAAAAACTCCGAAGTTAGTGATGAAGATAAAGAACAAGCAGAATTTATTACAAATATCGTAGTATCAGTATTAGTATCTTATGGTTTTGTAGTAAGTGCGGCAGCTCAACCAATTATTAAAAAGGCTGTAGCTTTAGCTATAAGAGATTTAAAGAATGGAGTTAAATCTCCGAACAAATTAATTATAGGCAGAATCATGGAAGCTATAAAAGAAGAAATGGCAGAAGATTTATCTAATGCAGAATAATAAATCCTAGGAAGTACCTAGGTCGGACATATAACCAGCTATGGCAGTAAGAGAAGTAATCTCGGTTATTGGTGGTAGGTCGAAATGTCTGTATAGTATAATATAAAGGAGAAAGAAAAATGGCAGAAGGATTAAATCCACAAGGGCAATTAACTAACCCTATCCAATCACAAAACATGGGTCAACAAGGCGACAAATCTATGGAAGTAGCTTTAGCTACCAAGATGCAATTAATATTAGACCAACCAATGTCTGATATTGCTACTAAATTAGTTAACCGTAATTTTGAAGGCGACTTCTTTAAATTAGGTGATACAGTAGCTATCGTAAAACCAGACCCTAAATCAATTAGAGTAGAATTAGGAAATATCAGTGGCGAAACAGGAACTCATGGTAGAGGTGGAGCTACAGGCTATGAATCTAAAGATGCTAGATTAATTCCTTCTAACGTTGAATTTGCTAAAACAATCTTAACTATTGATAAATATGCAAAATACGCATTTAATATTTCAGATTTAACAAAAGCAGAAGGTCGTTGGAATTATGAATCTGGCAACTTAGAATTAGCAGCTCATAATTTGAGAAAAGCTCATAACTTGGAAACTGTAACTACAATCGTTGAAGATGCTACAGACCAAGCAGACCATATCAGAACTCTTGGTTCAAGCGCAGCTAGTCCAATTAGAATTCAAACTCCAGATGATTTATATAAAGTAGTTAAACGTATGCGTTCTAAATTATATTCAGCTGGAGCTATTACAGCAGACGGTCAAGTTACTTATGGTTCTAACCAATCAGAAGGTAAATCAACTAGAGCAGCTGTATTTATGCCAGAAGTAGGTTACGATTGCTTACTAGAATCTAAATACTTTGTATTAGAAAGAGGAACAGAAAGAGCTGATAAAATCGTTGCTGATGCAAAAGTTGAACAAATATTAGGTTTAGAAATTGGTGTAGAACCAATGTTAGACCCAACTAATGATGATGTTGAAACAAAATTATCAGCTACAGTAGTACCTCAAACAGCAGCAGAACAAGGCACTGTAATTGTACCTATCGTTGCTGGTACTTCTAACTTAGTAACTAGAGCTGGTAAAGTATTACCTCCAGAAAACTTCCGTTCTCATGATTACTTCGCAACTGAATATCATGGTATGGAAATCTATGGTGAAAAAATCGCTGAACCTAAAGCTGGTATTGTTGTATTCGTACAAATTCCTCTACAATTCTAATCTTAATTAGATTGTAAAGATTGATTAATATAGGGTGGTTAAAACATATCTAACGATATGATAAATCACCCTTTTCTTTTATTATAAATGGAGAAAATTAATTTATGTTAGTACAAGAACTATACAATAAATTAGCGTTAATAACTGGTTTTCCATCCTATACAAACGATACGGATGCTCCAGAAATTAATCGTTTTTTACTTGAAATGCTAAGCGAAGGTTTACAATCTACGATTGATAATCTTTACATTAGTAATAATATTTTACAAAGAGATGATACGATAGTTACACAAGCTGGAGTATCTGAATATGGTATAAATGGTATTATTAAAAATCTTCAAGTTATTCGTGGTGATAGTCATAGAAGAAACTATAGAATACCTTATAATGATTTAGCTAATCCGAATAGAGATACATCGGATGATAAAGCTGGTAGTCCAGATAGCTATGTAATTAGAAAAGGTTATTTAAAACTTTTACCTACCCCAGATAAGGAATATGTGCTAAAGGTTACAGTATCAACTGTAGATTTAGTTTTAGCAGATAATGATGTATCTAAATCAGCTATTACTCACATAAACGATGCAATACTAGCAGATGCTAGATTTTGTGACTTAGTAGTATTAAAAGCAGCTACTTTTGTATTTTTAAGATGCCAAAATCAAAATGCTCAATTATATGCTCAATTGTATGAAGATAGATTAAAAACATATCTTGAACACGATAACAAGAGTTTAGAAGCTCAAAGATTGCATATACATAGAGCTGGAAATTATAACCCATCAAGAGGTTTATTAGATGATGATTACTTTGGAGGGTTTTAATAGTGGCTAATGATTATAGTAGAAAACCTTATAAAGCTAGGAAGAATGACGGTAAATATATCTTTGCTGATTTTTCAGCTGGATTACATTTATTAGATACCCCTAGAAGTATGGGAGAACAATTATATTCACTAGCTCTAAAAGGTGGTAGAAATATCTGGTCGGAAAATGGGGCTTTAGTACCTCAATATGGTTTTTTAGAATTAGATAGATTACCAGAAAATGAAAGAGTTTTAAAGGTAACTAAAGATAGTAAGAGCGCAGCTACCTTCTTTATGGTAACTAGATTAGGTAATGTTTATCTATATACAGCAGCACAAGGGTTAAAGCAATACAAAACTCCAATAGTATCAAGTGAAGCTATAACTAACGATTGTTTAGTATGTCGTAGTAATAAAACTATGATAATGTATGATAGTGGTAATTTATACAAATTTGGTGATTGGTATGCTAACTCATCTTATGTAGTAAGTACAAGTGGTGCTACGTTTGGTGCAGCTGATGAAAGCTATGCTGAAATATCAGTACCTTATGCTGATAAAGTTTATTATTGGAATGGTAAAAATATAAGTATAGATAATTCAAATGTTGCATATACTATTGTAGATATGGTTGATGATTTAGGTAATTTACCTACAGCCTTCTCTTTAAATAATTTGCAACCTCAAGTTAATTGGAGATTAGAAGGTTCTATCTCGGTAACTGATAATAATAATATAATATCTATTGATGAATTAACTAAAACAAATATTTCAGCTGGAAGTCAAAAAACTTCTGGAGGAACTACTACAATAACTCATCAAGAAGTAGAGTATGAATGTTATACTTACGTTTTAAATCCAGCGTATAATTGGGTAAAGATAACAAATACTGATTACTATGCTAACATTGATGGTAAGGCTTATCTTGGACTTTGTAATTATTCTGGATATATCTATATTAAAAAAGGTACAAATAGTATATACGCTAAGCAAGATACTTCTACTGAACCATATAAATATTTGAAAGCAAATAACTCTAGCGAATTACGACCTATAAGTAGCGTTAGTGATAATACTACAATTACTATAACTGGTAAAAGTGGTGATACTGTTACTGGATTTGGTTATTCTAATTCAAGTACGCAATTAAAACCAATCTATAAAACTACTAGATACAGTGCTGGTGATTTTAAAAAGACTACAACCGAAGTTATTACTAAACCAGATGTTACTACTCATAATATAACATTTAATTTACCTACAAATAGTAATCCAAATCAAAAGTTTACTACTAAGAATTTATCAGTTGGAGTATATCGCTTCGTTATACAAAATCATCCTAATAATGGCACTATTACAATAAATGTTTATAGTGGTGATACTCATATTGACGGAACTACTTTAAGTACAAATAATTTAAAATGTAGTTATAGAGATTCTGAATCAGCTACTAAACAATTAAAATTATTCGTAGATAATATTCCTATAAATGTTATGGAAGGTTCAGTAACTAAACTTACTGTTACTCCAGCAGATGTATATGATTTTCAACAAGGTAGATTACCTTTTGATAATTGGACTACAGGACAATCAGTTAGTTTAGGCGAGAGAGCTTTGCTACCTTGCACTATGCGATATGTTCCAGAAGATTCAGCTTTACCTAGTGTAGCTATTTATCCAGCTTTAATGGATGTGTGCGCTAATAGGTTATGTGTAGTAAATAAAGACGGAACTATTTATTATTCAGCTATTGGTTTACCACAAATATTAAATACTGATGAGATAGACTTCAAAGAGGAAGATGGAGCTGGTTATTTTAAAGGGTTCTATGAAGATAACTCTAAATGTTTAGCATTAGATGATTACCTTGATGGAGTTCTTATAACTAAGCAAAATGGACTTTATTATTTAACCGTAGCAAACGAAGTAAGTACACAATCAGTATCAGCAACTTCATCTATTGGTGTAACGATAAATAAGATTGCTGAGATAGGGCAAGTGTACCCACACGACCACGTTATAGTTAGAGAAAAGGTTTATGCTTATGATAGTAATACTTGTTCTATAGTCCTAGCGGCTTATAAAACTGTTTATGGACAAATAGTAGCTGGTAAAACTATTGTACCTTCTGATTATCTTAACGCACAAGATTTAGGTATTTCAACTTCACCTAGAAACCTTACATTTAATAGTGAAGCAGATTGTTTTATATTGTATTATGGTACTAATAATGATAGAGGTATAGTATTAAATAATCAAGGGGCTATATTCCCTAGAGAATGTGATACTAGATTCAATCATTATATAAACTTTAACCAAGGTGTTGCAGCTATAACTGATTATGGTTTAATAGCTCAAGACTTTAAAAAGGGTACTATAATTTTAAATAAAACTCCTATAGCAGAATTTGAAGCGATAGGTTTAAAAGATAATAGATGTATTATTTCTACCATTTTAGAAGTGACTGAATTAAATGGAATTAAGTATTCTGTAACTACTCAAAATACAGGTATGTCTTATCAATTAATTACTCCATACATTGATTACGGAGTAGATAATTTTGAACTACCTCCTTTAGTTTATAGCGATAGTTCTAAATCAATAATTAATGATTCTTACGAATTACAAACTAAATGGGCTGCTAAGAAAAGTAGTTTAACTAGAATCTATGCTCCTATGTCTGGAAGGGATGGAATAAGTTTATCTTTTGAATTTGACAAGAACCAATCTTTCTGTTTAGTTGCTTTACGTTTACCAGACTTTAGTCAAGGAGAGTAATATTATGAAAACTAAAATAATGACTAAAGATTTAGTAATAGATTTTAGACGAGATATTTTATCTTGCTATCAAACAAATAGATTAGTATTTGATTCTCAAAATCCTTATGAAATAACAGATACTAATGAAGCTGTAGAATTTGTTATGTCATTCTTAGATGCAAAGGACTCTTTTGTAACTGGGATATTTGATGATAATGAACAATTTTTATATGGCATCGTTATTTATGATAATGTTAGATGGTGTAATAAATCTATCGCTCAGATACATATTGTAAATGATAAATCTATATTTGGTAAAAAAGTAAAAGGACTTTACGAAGAAATGATAGAACTTACCCCTTTTGATACCTTATATGCAGAGATACCTTCTATTGCCGTTCATGCTATTGCTATGTGCAAAAGGTTAGGATTTAAAAAGACTGGATATATTCCTAATGCTTTACCATACGTAAATTCACAAGGTGAAGAAAGAATGTACGATTTGCAAATATGGGTTAAAGAAAAGGAGGTGAAATAAATGGCTAATAATAATCAACCAATTATGAAAGCTAAATCAGCTTATTCTGATAAATTTATGAAGGGTATGCCAGATACTTTACGTATGTTAAGTGTAGCTGGAGTAAATGCTATGACAAATGGAGGAAGTCCAGTAGTAACAGCAGATTTTTTCACTCCAGAAACCTTAGATGCGTGGAGAGTTGCTTATAAAAATGCTGAACGTAGATTAGCAAATGCAAATGCGCAAATAGCTAGAGGTCGTTCAACATCGGAAGAAATGGCTAAAAAAGGAATACAGCCTTACGATTATCATAGAACAAATAACGTAGCTAATATGACTGATGATTATTATTATGGTAATTTAGCAGCTAATCCTATGATAGTTAAAGACCCAATGTTTAACGCTAGAAATACCTTAGGTAGTGCTTTTTATGAAGTATCTCCAACTGGAGATGTTATTATAAAACCAGATAAATATGATTTTACTCAAAGAAATTTATCTGATGGTGGGGCTGTATGGAATCTAGGTAGAATGTTTACCAGTGGTAATAATGTTCCAGTAATGTCGATTAACTTAGGTAATCCAAATAGTTGGGGAATGTAATTATGGTAAGATTCAAACGTAAAAAAATAACTGTTGATGCAGCTGGTAAAAAACATGGTTTTCGTAGTGGATTAGAAGATGATTTTATACACGAGTTAGAAAGTTTAGGTATAGACCCTAATTATGAAGCTAGAAAATTTGAATATATAATACCAGAATCAAAGCACATTTATACTCCAGACTTCGCTGTAAGTCCACATATCGTAATTGAAACTAAAGGTCGATGGGTTTTAGAAGATAGACAAAAGATGCTTTTAGTTATGGAACAATACCCAGATATAGATTTTAGAATAGTATTTTATAACGCTAATCAAAAAATTAAAAAGGGTAGTAAAACATCTTATGCTATGTGGTGTGATAAACACGGTATTAAATGGGCGCATAAGTTTATTCCGCAAGAGTGGATAAACGATATAAATGACGACATAGTTAATTCGGAAAGGGGTGATTCTATGAAATAATATGTAACATAATATTGTTTTATTTAGAGATTTATTCTATAATTATTGTATAGAATAGACTATACTTTATTATGTTAAGTTAAGGAGAAATAGAAATGGCAAAAATGCCTAAAAAAATTCAAACAGATTACACGACTGGTGGTAGAGATATTTCAAATACCGCAGTGCCGTTGTATCAACAATCATTACAAAGTATGGGCGATTACTTATCCGACCCTACTTCTTACATTGATGATTATTTAAAGTATTATAATAATACAGCTCAACAAAATGATTTTGCTAGAGATTACAATAGATTAATGCAAAATAAAATAGCTCAAAATTATAATGCTTTAGGTGGAGGTTATTCATCTTCTGGACAAAGAGCTTATGATGATACTCAAAGATATGCTAATGATTATGCTTCAAGATTACAAGCTCAAAATTTGAGTAATGCTACAAACCTAGCTCAAAATTATTATAGTAATTTATTAAGTTCTTTATCTGGTTATAATCAAGCTTATGGACTAGGTAGAGATTATTCTGATATAGAACAATATAATAATTTAGCAGACCAAAATAATAGCTTTGGTAATCAAGCATTAAGTGTTGGTGGTAACCTTGCATCTTCTGCTGGTAAAGTTCTTTCAGCTATTCCTAATCCTGTTACTCAAGGTATAGGTGCTGGATTACAAGGTGCTGGAGCTTTAATGAACTCTCAAACATTAGATATGGGTGGAGTTATGGGAAGTTCTGGTAGTTCCAATAATGCTGCGAATACTTGGAGTAATTTATCTACAAGTGTAGCTCAAGGCTTAGGACAAACTGGAGCATTAGGAAGATTTGCTGACGATAGTTTATTAGGTAAAGCTTTAAATGCAAAAAAGGAGGGTAATTAATAATGGTTAGAAAACAATCAGAAAAAGAAAAGATTATCCAACTTATTACTGAAAAAGCTAAGAAATATGGGGTTGACCCTTATTTAGCTTTAGCTGTAGCTAAGCAAGAATCTGGTTATAATCAAAAAGCTAAATCTAAAGTTGGTGCGATAGGTGTTATGCAATTAATGCCAGATACAGCTAAGAGTTTAGGTGTTAATCCTAATAATCTTGAAGGTAATATCGAAGGTGGTATTAAGTATTTAAGAAATGCTTTAGACCATTATAACGGAGATGTAGAAAAAGCTTTAGCTTCTTATAATGCTGGTTTTCAAGCTGTAGATGACTACATGAATGGAACTAATCTTTCTGGACAAAATCCTTTAAAAAGAAAGAATAGTAATGTTTATGATGGAACTGGTTATAAAGAAACTAGAAATTATGTTAAAAACATAATGGCTAATTACAATAAAAATGCTGGTTCTAATAATATGATGATAGCTAGTAATACAAATGATACTCCTACTGGAGCAGCAGCTAATATTACACAAGGAAATGATTTGGATTTATCAGTTAATAGACCAGTATTCCCTACAAGCGCAGAAGAATTAGCAAATAGATATGCTCAATCAAGAGGAGTTAATACTCCAGCAGATTACATAACTAATGCTAACGAAGCTTATATGCAATATATTAATGACCCTAGAGTTCAGCAATATATTCAACAACCTGTAGCTAGAACTGGTGAATTAATTAATCAAACTAATCAGCCTACTATAGATGCAGCGTTGGCTTTACAAAAAGCTTCTCAAGAACAAGATGCTTTAAACTATCAAAGATTACAAGATTTATATAGGCAACAAATGGAAACTATCCAATCAGACCCTAGATTACAAAATGTTGGTTATAAACTAGACCCTAATAAAGTAGGTCAATCTATTGGTGGTGTAGCTATGTCAAGATTAGCTGGTCTTGAAAATCCAGTAACTTATATGGATGTTCAGAACGAAATGGCTAAGGCTGAATTAGCTAATAGATATGGTGTACCTTATGATACTTTAGTAGCAGCTCATCAAGATAGAATAAATAGAGAATTAGATGTTCAAAAGAATAATGTTGCAGTTATGAATACATTGATTCAAAATGCGAAATCTGGTGATACACAAGCTGCTAAGATACTTGAAAAGGTAGCTGAGCAAAATGGTACTACCGTTCAAAAAATAGTAGAGCAAAATAATAAAATAGCAGAGGAAATAGTTAAAGCTGGTGCTAATGCTATTAACCCAGCAATTACAGCAGCTTCCGCTGATGCTAGAGAGTTATTAAGTCAAGATGCTCAAAATCTAAGAAATAGAGAAACTATCGAAGCTAGTTTGTATGGCACTGATGTTAGAGGAGCAACTGATTTAGCTACTAATGCTAGAAGTAATGCTACTGAATTACAGAAAGCTCAAATGGCTACTGATTTAGGTTATAATACTTTAGGTGTTAACAAAGCTCTTGGTGAAGGTAGAATAGATGCTATGAGAGATGCTTCCGTATTGAACAATCTATCAAATATGTATTACACTAATCCAGATATGATTCAAAATGTTCAAAGTAATGTAAACCCTAGATACGGTTCTATGTTATTTAATATGGGTGGTAATTTAACTAAACCAATGGGAACATCAACTCCTAATACTCAACAAACTAGACCAGTTAGCGGAGTTAATCCTTTACAGGCTGATATGTTATTTGATAATTACATAAATAGTTTACAAAATAATGGAGGTTCTGCATGGTAGATTTTAATGCAGCACTTAATGCATCTTTATCTGATTATAATAATGCTTTATTAAATGCTCAGCAACCTACTAGACAAATTAATACTAATCTAAATCTTCAAAGTTTACCTACTAATGAAGATGTGCAAAATTGGACTAATTATGTTAATAGTCCTCAATTTCAACAATCTTTAATTCAGAATCAGCAACCTCCTACTCAAACTGGAGTTAAAGGCTTTTTAAATAATTTAGGTAATGACATGGGTGAAACTGTAAGTGGATTAACCTATGCTGGTATGCATCCTATAAAGTTTGGACAAGCCGTAGGTGGTAAATTATATGACTTTTATAGTGGTATGATTGGCGACCCTTGGTATGTACGAGCTGGAAAAGGATTAGCTGGTATGGCTAGTTTAGCTACTGACCCTATTCTAAGTTATAATAATATAATTGACTTAGCTTCTGGAAAAGTTGGATTAGGTGATACCTTAGCTCAAGCTGGTAAAAACATTTACGATAGACCATTTGGTTCAGCTTTAGCAGTATTACCTGTAGCAACTGGAACTGTTGGAGCTTTGAAGAAGAGTGGAGTAATAAAACAATCCGCTGGTGAAACTGTTAGAGGAATGGTTGATACAGCTAAAAAGACAGCTGGTTCACAAGCTCAAAAGGTTATAGATTCAGCTCAAGAAATTAGAAAATTTCAAAAGGCTAATAATCTAAGCGATGCTGATTTAACTACTGTTATTAGGGCGCACGGTACTGGTGCTGAACTTCCAACTAGTTTAAAACCTTTAGCTAGGAAATGGGGAGAGTTTTCTGAAACTTATGATAAAGCTTTGGCAAGTAATAATAAATACGCTCAAACTTTAACTAAAGAAGATAAATTTAGAATTGCTGATACCCAAGCTAAACAAATGACTGAAATTAAAAATGGAGTACAAAGAAGTTTTCAAGAAGTAGAAAAAGAAAGAATACCTTACCATGAATTATTAAATAAAGAGGAAGTAGTAACTAACGGAATCAAACAAACTGGTAAGGAAGCTTTAGAAGGTTTAGCTAATGATGGTGATGTTATCGCTAGAGAAGTATTGGAAAATTCTAAGAAATTCGATAAAGGTTATTTAAGAATATTACCAGAAGCTGGTGTAGGTAAAGAAGGAATTGCCTTAATTGGTGAAGTAAGTAATCAAGGTAGGAAATTTGCTGGTCGTGCATCGGATAGAGCTTATGGTACAGCTACTCCTCAACAAATAGCTGAATCAGTTATTAAGAATACTAACGAATGGTTAGATACTCAAACAGCTCAATGGGTTAGAAGTAATCTTGGAAGAAATTTAGCACAAGATGGCAATTTAGTTACTGATGCTAGTAAGATGACTACTAAAGATGTATCTTATGTTAATAGAGAACTTTTAGAAACTGGCAATCTTGATTCGGCATTAGAGAATGTTATAAAAGGTGATAATATACCTGTAGGTACAAATATGGAACAATTAGTACCTATTGATACATCAACCTTAAATGTATTAAAAGATACAATAAAGGATATGGCTAGAGTTAATTCTCCATTCAGTAAAGGAATGGTTAATGACTTCTACCAATTAAATAAAGGTGTAACGCTAGGTACTGGTTCTTATACTGTAGGCAACATCACTACTGGTGCTATGAATATGCTAATGAATGAAGGTATTAATCCTGTTAGTTGGATTGAAGACGTAGGTTCAGCTATAAAGACACAAGGTAAATTATCGAAAGAACTTGGTATTTATAGAAACTTGTATCGCCATTCTAAAAACGTTGATAACCCTGTTATTAAAAAAGTAGCAATAATGAACGAACCAATAAATTCAACATGGTCGTTTATTGATACTAAAACTCAAAACTTCTTTGCAGAAGTAGCAGCTCATAATAATTTAAGAAACAAAGGTATTGCAGTTGGTGATAGAGCTAAATTCTTAGAAGATTTAAAAGGAAAAGAACTTGTAGATACAATTAATGATGTTAAGCAAGTTGCTCTAATTAACCCTTCAAGGACTATAGCTCCTCATGCTGTTAACCAAGCTTTCTCAATAGTAAACCCATTCTGGAGATGGACTGATACAGCAGCTCAAGCAAGCTGGTATATCTTAAATAAAAATCCTTTATTAGCTAATTATTTAGTAGTGAAAGATTTAAGCAGAATCGGATGGGATGAAGAAATGCAAAACAGATTAAACTTAGGTGTTAAGTCTGATAAGAGATTCGTGTCCTATAGATTAAATCCTAAAACAAATCAAATAATGGAGTCGTCTATGGAATTTATGCCAATGATGAATACATTAAAGTTCTTAGGTAATGCTTCTTACTTCGTTGCTACAGGTGATAAAGAGTTCTTAAAAGGTATGTCTGGACAGGCTATTCCATTCTGGTCGGCTATGGGTAATTCTATGTTTGGTAAGGATAGATTCGGTAATCCTATAAAGAGAGCTGATATGGATAGAGCTTGGTATAAACAAAATGCTATGACTATTCAAAATGGAGAAAGAATGAAGTATAACCCTCAAACAAATAAGTTTGAACCAGTAGGTACTCAATGGGATGAAGTAATTAATACAGCTTTATCTAACTTATCTTCATATCCTAACTTTATAAATAGAACGGCAGCTCCTATAGCGGCTAATCTAATGGGTAAAGATACTGAATACTTTACTCCTTATGGTAATGCTTTATTCGGTCAATTTGGACAAGGTAGTCCAGATAATGCAACTTCTAATAGTGCATTTTCTGGTAATCCAATGAAGCCAGCATCACTAGCTCCTTGGACTGGTATATACGAAATGCCTTACTATCCAGAAAGTGAAATTAATAGAAATAAACGTGACTTTAGAGCAGCTACTAAGAGATTGACTAGAAGATTAGGCAATCAAGGTGAAATACGTAGAAGCTTACAAAACTATGGAGGTAATAGATAATGGCAGAAAAAATACAATTATTTGAACTTCCTAGAGTAGATTGGTACGATGCAGAAGGTAGAATCTATAAAGATATTATTATAGAAAATTTAAATGCTATAGAAGCTAAATTATTAGAAATGGCTAACCTATCAGCATTTGAAACAGAAATACCAGATTTAAGTACAATTGAATATCCAGACACTAATCTAGCTTCAAATGATAATCAAATAGTTAATTTACGTTCATTCTTAAATATGACTAATTTAATTAATTATCCTATTGAATGTAGTTTTAGTGGTAGTATAGCTAAGAAGGTTGCTTATTGGGGTTCTGATATGTCCTATCACACAATCTTAGATGTTGACAGTGAAGCTAGTAATAGCAGACCATATATCTACTTGGATTATGGACAAGCTACGGTAATTAGTAGTTCTTCATCTAATACTCCAGTTAATTGCGTATTTATCGGATGTTATACTAATGGGGTAGTTAAATGTGTTAATAGTACAGATTTTGCTAATATTAACTTATTATATTACTTATCTAAAATGTCTATTGATACTTGGGTTACTACAGCCGTAAATAATGAAAGTACAAGAGAAACTAATACTACTTGGAAATCATTAGATTATAGTGGTAGAGCTATAGGCACTTGGAAAATGCAGCTTGGTGGAGTAGGTAATGGCGCAACTATGGACTTAGTATTTAAAACACTAGGAAGGAAGGGTAAGTAAAATGAGCTTTGATTTTTATAATACATCTTATTTAGCTTTCGGAGCAAAACTTACAGCTGCGTTTAGAACCTTAGAAAGAATGTTAGAATCAGCCGAAGCAAATGTCGAACAAGTAAAAGCAGACCAAGAGATATTTAAACAATATTTGAATCGTAATTATAAAGTACCAGCTCCTGACAATGGTAATTCGCCTTGTAGAACTAACGAGTTATTTGATATAATTAATGATAAAAAAATATTCATAAATAAATTAGAATTTACAAATAGTGAATTAAAATTAGAAGCTATTTTATTTAACAGAAGTAATAATAGAATAACTAGACTGTCTGGTAGTACAAATAAAAAAGAAGGATTTTGCTATTATAAAATATCGAAATCCAACTTAGAACCAGAAGGAACTTTGGAATTTACCGATAAAGAAAGTTTTATGGCTGGAGATTTTTTATTCCAGTATCGTATAGATTCTAATAATAAAATCAATATCATAGGTAAAGCTACTGAATTAGGATTAGCTCCTTATGAATTAGAAGTATTTACTACTATGAGTCAAGGTGCTACTGTAGCAAATGCAAATCAAGAGTATTTAGCTAAAGATTATGAAGCGATTTGTATTGTCGGTAGTTATGGTAGAGATGAATTATTTGAGGTAAATCTTAACGGTAGAACGGTTCAAAAAGGTCGTGGTGGTAATATTCAGTCACATTGTATATTATACTTAAAACCAAACGATAAAATAACTGGTAGTTATCATCACATATTTAAAATAAATTATTCTAACTAAGGAGTATAATCAATATGGTAAGCGAAAGAGAAAGTAAAATAAAACAATTTAAAGGACAAGTTAAAATAGCTGATGTGCAAAATGCTTTCGATACTATTGTGAGCGATATAAATAAAATTATTCGTATCTACAATAATCAAGCCTATGTTGCAGATATTGATTATACAGTTGCTGGTAGTACACTAGCTCCATCTGGATATACTCTAACAATTGGTGGAATGAAACAATTTTTAGATGCTATTGATGGAATCGTTTTAGGAGCTAAAGTATTTAGGGTAAATGGAAGAAATGTAAAAATAACAACTGGTATTCTAGTTAAGAATAGAAATGTTTATAAATTAAATGATGCTAACTTAACAGCGCCATCTGATAATTGTACTCTATATTTTAATACAAATACTAGGAATTATGAATTTATATCTGGAACTAATAATATAAAAATATGTGATATTTCAATAAATAGAGAAAGTCAATTTGTTTCACATAATAATAATATAAAATGTGAAGATATAGAAGGAACATTAGAAATTACTATTCCAGCAAAAAGTTGGAGTGATGGTGGTTTTGTTGCTTATGCATCAATAAATAATAATGGGTATTATGAACCATTAGACACATCTAAAGCTCCAAAATTTTTAGCTCCTTTAATTTGTTCGGAAGAAAAAACTCATGCAACTTTGTTCAATCATACTGTATTAGCTCATGAACTAGGTAGCGATGATGGTATGAGATACTGGGCTTGTATGAATTATTTATATATTCCTAAAGGAGTATCGAATCCATATAGATATTATTATAATAATACTTTAAATAATGGAGCAAATAATCAAAAGGTATTTGATGTTAACATTTCTAAAGATTTACAAACAGGTAACTGATATTTTTGATTAAATGTTCTATAATTAAAGTAAAGGAGAAATTAAAATGTATATAGATGCAGTTTGCATAATGGGAGAATCAAGAGGTTTTTCAGTCAGTATCAATAAAACAAAAGATGATAGTGAAGAATTTGAACCTTTAAATTTAGAACCTTATGCAGTTGAATTTAGAATCTTGGGTTCACCAACATCTGATTCTAAGGTTTTAGTAGAACATATAATTACTCAAAATACAGACTTAGAAACAGAAGGTACTATAACTGATGCAGCTAATGGGGAGTTCACTTTTGTAGTAAGTAAGGAAGATACTAGAGTTGTTGGTTTAGGTGAACATCCTATATCAATTAGATTATTAGACCCAGATTTGAATGTACCTGTTTACACTTTAACAGAAGGTGTTTTAATGGGTGAATTTAGTAAAATACAAGTCGTACAAGTTTAAGGAGAAAGTTAATGGCAGATTTTAACTTTTATATTAATAGACAAGGGATAAGAGGTCTAACTGGTGCTAAGGGCGACCAAGGTTATAGTCCTCAAATATCCGTAATAAGAGATACGGCAGATGAATATATCTTATTAGTACAAAATGAAAATAGTAGTTTTGAAACTTCAAACCTAAGAGGTAACTTTGTTATTGATGATACCGCTCATGGTGATATGATTAAGTATGATGCTGAAAATAATAGGCTTTATACTGGAATTTATCGAGTTGCAGACCATACTAATTTTGGTACTGTAAGATTAGCTACTATGGAAGATGTAGAAAATCCAGTAGAAGACGATGCTGTAGTGGCAAACGTAACATTATTAAATGAAGTAATAAATACCTATGTTACACAATTAGATACTAAGATTGATTCAGTAGAACAAGAACTTAAATCAACTATTGAAGGATTAAAATATAAATATGTAACTTTAGATACACTTCAAACCATTACAAACTCTAAAGAATTTTATAATAGTAATATAAATCTAAGTGGTACTAGCAAAATAACTTTTAGCGATAATCTTGGTTCAATAGGTTTAGATGGTGGCATGTTAAAAGTAGAAGGTTATCATACTGTTTCTATGCGACCACATTTCGGAAATAGTAGTGTTACAGCCGATGGAGATACTCTTAGTTTGTGGGCTACTGGTCTTATTTCTTTAAATTGTTTTAATGAAATTAGATTATTAACTGACAAATTAACAAATAAAGGGAATTTTATATTAGACCAATCTAATGTAGAACAAGGCGAAAATATAACTATCGAAAATACTGAAACTGGCATAAAAATATCCGCTACTGGCGGAGGTAGCAGCGGTGATGTAACCGCAGCTGGTGATAACGTATTTACTGGACTTAATAATTTTAAAAATGATGTTTCGATTGAGGATGAAATTCATCTTTATAGTTACAGAGATTCTACTCAAGTTAAAGGTGGTTATATTAGTCCTTTTGCATATGGAACTTATGCAAGCGGTTTAAGAATAGGTAACTACGGTAGTCAACTAAATCATATACAAATATCTGAGGATGGTATATTCTTGAATGGTGATTTACAGACTGTAGGATATCAAGGAGAAGAAACCTATGTGTTAAATCAAGATAGTATCGAACAAGGTAATAATATAACTATCACTAAAACTGAAAAGGGTGTTAGCATTTCTACCGATTTGTCTGATTTAGAAAGTAGAGTTAGTAATATTGAATCTATTATAGGAAATGTACCTTCAATCATAGATGATATTAATGGGGAGGTAATATAATATGTCATTAGAAGATAAATTAAATTATTTACTTCAAACCAAAGAAATGATTAAAAATGCAATAATAGCTAAGGGTGTTCAAATCCTAGAATCTGATACTTTTAGAAGTTATGCACAGAAGATATTAGACATTTCATCTGGAGGAGAAACGGGATTTAAAGATTCTATATCTATTATAGAAAACAGCATTATTACGGCAGATGATTCTTATTTTGAATCAATTACTGATGATGCACGTATAGAATTAGCGAATTAATTTATAATTATAAGGAGTAAATAAAAATGACTTTAACAAAGAACTTTGACAAACTACATGCAAAACACGGTATTTTTAGCGAAACGTTCAAAAATGAATATTTGAGAACTATGGATGGAACTATATCTACAACTCAAGTATCTGATACTAATGCTTTCCTTAAATTTAGTTCACAAACGGTAACTGAAAACTGGACAACTTCTGGTGCATTATTTGTAATGCCTATTCTTAGTAACGATTTAGAAGAAGGTGCTAATAATATGACGTACCAATTTACGGCAAGCACATCCCCACAAGCTAAAGTATATAACGAGATATCTAAGGAAACTACTAGAACGTATAGTAGTGACGGAACTGTAGCATATTCCACTAGATATAACACTCAAGTTGGAACTACAATATACGGAGTAGCTCTTTGTTATTCTACTTATAGTGTATCATCGTTGCAGTATTTTACCTCTAATCACATGGCTTTATTAGGCTATATTAAATTGGAAAATCCTTTGGTTGTTACAGAACCAGAATCTCGCATCTTAACATACGAGATTAAAGGTGCTGCCCCAAGCATAAATATTGATGATTAGTAATATATATAATTAAATTAAGGAGGTCTTACTATATGATAGCAATTTTAACATTATTCACGGTAATAAATACTATATTAATGGTAGTGGCTGGATGCATCTACTTTAAAAAGCATTATGTAGTAATGACCGTTGACGAATTTAATGAAGTGGCGGAAGCCGTTGCGGATTATCATAAACTACTCGAAGAAGGTCAAGAATTGGCTGGAGGAGTAGGAGAAGTCATCCCATCTGGTTTTTTTAGAGAATATCTTGAAGAACCAGATGAAGAAGATGACGAATAATAATTATTAAGTATGATAAAGGAGAAAAAATGGTTAAGAAAATCGTTGATTTAACCTCTACCTCAAGCGGTGGTGAAGGCACTTGGGGTAGTATCAAAGGCGATATTAATAATCAATTAGATTTAAAGGAATCTCTTGATTCTAAACAAGATGTTATAGAGAACTTATCCGAGATTGAATCAAATGCACAAGCTGGTAAAGGTGCAAGTGATACTATTGAAACTTATGGAGATATAGTAACTCACAATGCAGATGAATTTGCAACTAAAGATGAATTGAATCAAGGCTTAGATACTAAGCAAGATGTAATACCAGATTTAGATAATATTCGAGATAATATAATAACTAATACATCTGACATAGAATATCTTGACGAAAAGGTTAGGGATATTGAATTGTTTAAATTTCCTAACGCTGTTATTATTGGTGAACCAACAATACAGAATGGACAAGTTAGTGACTTTTCTACTGTAAGTTATTTACAATTTCCTTTTATCCTTGATTTACATAATCAAGCGTTTCAAATAGATTTTTGCTTCACTACCTCAACTAATGTGCAAACCCAGCAAAATATACTAGATAGTAATTTTGGTTTAGCTTTAGCTATTCAAAATGGTAAAGGTGTAATGGCTATTTCTTCTAATGGTACTAGCTGGGATATTGGTAATACAACTGGTACAATAAATATCCAATCAAATACAACCTATTACGCTAGATTAAGTTGGAATAAATTGCAATACAAAACACAATTATCAACTGATGGGGTTAATTACACTGATGATATGGTAATTATAAACACTAAAAGTCCTTATCCTAGAACAATGTTTATCGGTGGTTGCGACCAAGTAGAAACAGGACATACTGAGCATCCATTCTTAGGTACGATAAATATGAATAAAGCAAGTTTATCAATAATGGGTCAAGTTATTTGGCAAGGTATGGATGATGCTGGTCTTGCTACTCGTGCCGATATTTCATTGTCAAATCTCGATGGATTAGGAGAAAAAAGATTTAGTGATTTACAAAATGATATAAATACAAGAGCTTTAAATAGTGATTTAACAGCTCATACTTCAAATAGTACAATACACGTTACAGCTAGTGATAAGGTAGCTTGGAGTCAAAAACAAAATAAATTAAATCAAGGAGCTAACATAAGTTTAACCCCTCAAGAAGATGGTACTGTAACTATATCAGCTAGTGGTGGATTAGCAGAAGTTAATTGGGGTGGAATTACTGGAGATATAAGTAACCAAACTGATTTAAAAGGTATATTAGATGAAAAGCAACCTATCGGTAATTATGCTTTACGTTCAGAATTGGGTATAACAGCAACTAATTACGGTCAATATAAGCATACATCAAGTGGTGTAACGATTACCGAATTTAATGGGTACTACTTAAATGGTGGTGTTCGAGAAAATAGAATTAGATTAAATTTTGAAGATGCTGATTTTAATTTAGATAATGATTTATCTTGTATAAGATTAAGTCAAAGCGTTAAAGACGGTATTGCTTTGGGGGAAACATCCATACAACCAGCACAATTAGAAGCTTATCACGATACTACAAAACAAGACACTATAACCGATTTAGAAGCTATAAGAGAAGGCGCAGAATTAGGTGCTACAGCCCTACAAAGCGTACCTATAGCAGCAGCAAATAAATTAGGTCTTGTTGCTGGTGGTAACTGGCTAACCGTAAACCAAACTACAGGTAAAATGGAATGTGGTGAATTGACGAAAGCGCAATATAATAGTGCTTTAGGCTATACATTCATTTCTAAAACTACATTAAATAATGTTCTTGTAGAT